TATTTGGAAGAAAGTTTCAGGACAATCATTAGAGAATCTAGGAACATTAGTAGAAACAGTAGGAAAACGAATGGCAGTTGTAGAGATTTTGCACATGGATAAAGAGCAGGTGACAGGTCAAGTGTGTCAAGCATTGATATCAGGACATTTTGTTTTAGGGCCTCAACATGCTTTTCAAGGAAGACAGAAAGGAATTCTGAATGCGTACAAAGACTGGCAGCATTATAGTTGCAATAGTGCAGTTTTAAATAATACTCCTTATGAAATAGTTTATGAGAATATGGATGCAGATTTAGTGATAGCAAAATTACCAACGTATATGTTAACTCCATTTAAGAATTGTAAAGATTATTTTAGAGTTATAGGAAAAACGGAAGTTAGTAGAACCCCTGCTATAGCGACGGCAGGAGGAGTATTTAAAGCTAATAGAAATTTTAATTTGGAAAAGAGAGTACTTCAATATACCACATATAGAAATCATACAGTAGAAGTAGGTAAATATATAGAATATGAAGGTTTTTCGAGTCCCGGCTTAAGTGGTTCTTTGATTGTTGACCCTATTGAAGGAATAGTAGGAATGCATGTAGCAGGTGATGAGAAGACTGGAAATGCTATAATTTTCAATGTAGATCTTAGGAAGAAAATCAATAAGATTTTGTCAGGTGATAATTTAATAGTAGAAGTAGAAGCAGTGGACACCCTTATAGAAGATTTTAGCGGTAATAAATATAATACAAAATTATATCAAAATATACCTAGTAAAACATCCTTAGTACCCACACCATTAGTCGGAGTTTTTCCTATGACAAAATTTCCAGCAAACTTATCAGTAAAAGGAGTTAAAACAGTAGAAGTTATGGCAGAAAAATCATTTTTGAAAATACCAGTTATACCAGAACAAGAGTTGGATTTTGCGCGAAGCGTTTTCAATATTATGATACCAGAATTTAAAGATATAACGGATGAAGAAGTTGTACGAGGAAATAATATATTAGCACCACTAAATAAGAAATCGGTAAATGGATTTGGATTAGAAAAGGATAAAGAGTTCTATATAGATTTTGAAAATGGAATTATGAGAGAGAATATTAAGAAAGAAATGGATGAGCTCGAGATGAGAGTTAAAGGTAAGGAAATTGCTATGGAAGATGTTCTTTTTTATGAAACCCTAAAAGATGAGTTGAGATTAGAAGCGAAAGTAGAGAAACCGAGATCTTTTCGTATTTGTAGATTACCGATAATATTATGGCAGAAGAAAATCTTTGGAGACCTCTTTCAACAAATTATGACAACTAGTGACTTTAATCAGGTGAGTCTAGGAACCAATCCTTATAAAGATTGGGATAAATTTTATAACGAAATGACTAAAATGGAGATAGTTTTTGATATAGATATAGCAACTTTTGATGGAAAACAAGCAGCGCAAATGCAAGATCTATGTAATAGTATGATATTGAGTAAATATAGAGGAGAGCATAAAGAAATGGCTGAATTTTTGTTAGAGATGATAGTTAGATCATGGCTTTTAGTTAGAAATAAATTGATGACGACCACACACTCATTGCCATCAGGTATATGGTTGACGGGACTCTTGAATAGTTTTTATAATAGAGGATATTCAGCATGTAGTTTTAGTAGAGAAATGATTAGAGATAATAAGAAGCCTTTAGTTGTAGATTTCTTTAAACTTTTAGATAGAGTATGTGGTGATGATAAATTGTGTGGAGCCCCAAAAGGTTTAGAAAAGTATTTTAACGCAAAAACAGTAGGTAGTTTCTTTAATAGCATAGGAATGAAAGCAACAACAGGTACGAAAGGAGAGATTGAGCATGAAGGACAAGACATATCAGAAGTGTCTTTTTTAAAACGGAAATTTAAATATCATCCGGAACTTCGGAAAGTTATGGGTCCTTTAGATAAAGAAACGTTAGTAAACAGTGTACAGTGGTATGATATAGGAAAAGACTTGGACATAGTTTTAGATGGTAAGCTGCGATCTTTTCAGAGAGAAATGTATTTGCATCCGGATGGAGATTTGTATGTAGAGAAAGTTAAAGAGAAGTGTAAAGAGGAAAAGATTCCGTTCCCATTGTTGACCAGAGATTATATTAAACACTTATTTTTAGAGGAACCAGATGAAGCTTATCGCCTTTATATTGAAGAGAATAACAAAAATTATTTTTATTAATTTATATATATTGATTTATATACATTATATTTTGATTAAGTTTTATAAATATATTAACATATATATTCATTATACTTAGTATTTTTAGGACTGAATACGTTTAATGTGTAGCTATAGACCAGCGAAAATAGTTCTAATAAATTTTATATAGCAAACATACTACCTTATAGTGATAAAGGATAGTATTAAAAATCACTAGCAATATTTTTAACAATAACACAGATAATATAGCAAAAGAAGTTGTAGAAAGTCACAATGAGGATGTAAATGAAGTTTCAATCAATTTAAAGAATGTAAGTTCGACAATTCAAACTAGGATGATGGTCGGCACTCGTGATTATTTTCCGCTTTTTCCAACACCGAAACATAATATAAGTGAGGAGTATGATATTTCAATTACTCCCTGGGTTAATAGACCGTTCTTAGTAGCAAGAGGATCATGGAGTACGACAGATACTAGGTTTGCCAAACTTACACCGACATCAATGAATACAGGTTTTATTTCCCAGTTACCAAGAGACATTTTTGTATCAAATACAAGCTTAAGTTCAATTTTAAGAATAGCTAGATTATATAGATGTAAATTATGTTTGAATATAACTCTAACCGGTACGTTAACTCATTCAGGAATGCTATTAGCGGCAGTGTTACCACCTGCTGGAGACAATGGAGTCCCGGTTGACAACGGACGTATAATTAATACTATGTTGTCTGGACCTCATGCTTTCCTAGCCGCGAATGAAGCATCTTCAGTGTGTTTAGAGGTGCCTTTTTATTGTAATACAGATTATGCAAGTTTAGATGTTTTACCTAGTAATATGACTCAAACCCCAGATTTTTGCCAACGTAATTCAAATTTTTCAAATTTAACTATAATAGTACTTAATCCACTTTTAGCGCCAGATTCATCTTCAACATCTCTATCTTATGTGATTGAAGCAGTTTTTCAACACTTAGATTTGAAAGTTCCCTTCCCAGGTTTGTCGACGTGGACTGCGACGGTTCCAACAGTACTAAAGGAAGGTCAGTCCTTTCTAGCTAAAGCTGGAACAAAGATGATTGATAGTACCTTTGGTATAACTAAGAACTTAGTTAGTGATGGATTAGACAGCTTGAGAGGTATTGTAAGACGATATACTGGTTTACACAATCCCAATGTAGCTTCATTAGATAGTAGGATGATTATGACTAATCGTAATTATCTAAACGTAGTAGATTCAGCAACTTGTATAGAAAAATTAGATCCTTATTCATGTGTAGATAGAATAGTTCAAGAACCATCTTTTCATACTGCAGTAGATGAAATGCAAATTTCAAATATTATAGCAAAACCACAATATTTAGGAACATTTACAGTGTCAACAACAGACAATGCAGGTGCTCTGTTATTTTCTGGACCCATTTGTCCCTATCAGGGAGGAAACAATAATTCATTGTGTATAACTAATAACATTGAATTAATGTATCTTCTCAGTAGAGCTTGGAAAGGAGATATGACGTTGCACATACAGTCATCTATGAATAATAAGCAAAACGTGAAATTGAAAGTTATAAAACTGTACGTACCGCCTACAGATTGTGTTACAAAATACCCAACATTAGGAACAGTAGTAAATGCCCCATCAGATTTAATAGAATTTACCCAAGGAAATCAAGTAGCAGATACTCATTTACCATTTTTGTCAAGGAATAGTTTAGTTTATAATACTAGAGATTATCAAGTAGCGACACCTTTTGGAGTAGGTATGTATTATGTTTATTTGGCACAACCTATGGTAGTAGGAGATTCTTCACCCACCTCTTGTGAATTTAATATTTATATGTCATGCGATAATAATTTTACATTTTATGGATATTCAACAGAAGTAGGAAAACCAGAAAGACAATATACAGCTCCGCCTCCACCACCTACAGAAGTAGTACAACCAAAAGTAGGACAGTCAGCCGTGATTATGAATAGACCATCAGAACCATCTCAGCTACTGAAACATACCGGAAAACAAGAGGATATAGACGATTCAAGATTAGTACCCTTAGTAGATTTAAGACCATTAGTTAGAAGATTTCAGTTTAATAGATCAGGATCAGTAGTAATAGATGAGGTAACTGGTTTTGTCAATTTAACAATACCTCTATCCTCGTTTATAGGAGAGACTTTTGAAGATAGATTCGGAGCCTCTGTAGCAATAGTGCCTCATATGTTTTATGGAAAGCAGTGTGGTCTGAAATTTAAATTAGTAGTAGCCGGAAGTTCATACGTAAATGTCAGTTTTATTCCACCTAATATCACAGCAAACACAACAGGATTAACAAGATTCCAGATAGCTAAACCAGTTACAACTCAACCAGGATATTGGTATAACTTACCGCCAGGCAACATAAACCCAGGAATGTACCCAGTCAATCAACAAGAGTTTCCCAGTACGTGGGCTTTTGCCAACATTCAAGATCAAGCGACCATGGGAGAATATGAGTTTATTGTGCCCAATACTTCAATATTTAATTTCTTAGGAGCATCTAATAAAATGGCATCAAATACAACAGTAACTTCAGCCGAAGCAGATTTAGGTAGTATAATCATCACATTCACCGGAGCAGCTAATCAGAATATACAGTACGCGCTTTTTTCAGCATTTACTGATGAATCTAGATTTGGATTCCAGGTTTTGGCACCGACTATTACAATGCCGCGATCAGGAAACAATTTGTGTTCACCCTATTCAAATGCTTCAAGCGTAAATCCACTCCTAACACCAACCAATAAATTTTTATATTTTACAAACACTTTAACTTCTTATAATACAAGTTAATAGCTCACTTTAAATTTATTTATTTTTATTTATTTTATTTATTTTATTTTAACTTTATTTATATATTAACA